TTTAGTAAATACGCCAACTACATCAACAGCTACTAATATTAAATCAATTAATATTATGAACATCTATGGAATGGCCACGGGAGGAGATGCTGAAATAAAAATTTATAATGAAACTGGAAGTGCAACAGCAAAAAATTTAGTTTTCCATGGTAAATGGGCAGCAGCCGATAACGCTGTTCAAGAATTTAAATTACCGGGAGCTGGTATTTATTGTAATGATGGAGCTTACGTAGATCTTACTAACTGTGATTTTTGTTACGTAATCGGAACATTTTAAGGAGTTAGCCAATGGCAAATACTACTTCCTCATCATATTCATTTGATCAGGATTTTTCGATAGATGAAATTATTTCAGATGCTTATGAACGTCTTGGTTTAGTTGGGACTGCAGGACATCAAATAAAAACTGCTAGAAGATCTTTAAACATTCTTTTTCAAGAATGGGGTAACAGAGGAATACATTTTTGGGAAGTAGGAAATACTAATATTAATTTAGTTGCAGGTTCAACAACTAATGTTGATGCTACTGCTGAAGGATCTGGTACTTATACTTTTTATAGAAATTCTACAGATGTACCGGGAGGTGGTGAACCACCACAAGCTACAACTGTTCCAACAACAAATGTTTATGGTATTTCAGATATCTTAAATGTGTCCTACAGACAAAACTATAATACAACAAATCAATCTGATATAGGATTAACTAAAGTTGCTAGAGATTCATATGCTGCAACCGCAAACAAAGCATCTAATGGAACACCATCACAATTTTGGGTACAAAGATTTATAGATAAAGTTACATTAACTATTTATCCTTTACCTAACTCAACTGCTGCAGATAATTTTTTAAGTGTTTATTATGTAAGAAGAATTCAAGATGTAGGGGCTTATACTAACGCGAGTGACACACCTTTTAGATTTGTACCATGTATGGTTTCAGGACTGTCTTATTATTTATCTATGAAGTTTGCACCACAAAGAACACAGGAGATGAAGTTGTTATACGAGGATGAACTTGCTAGAGCATTATCTGAAGATGGTTCTGCAGCTAGCACATTTATTACTCCAAAGACATACTATCCAAATATATAATGGCTAGATTTGCAAAAGGTAGTAGAGCATTAGCAATATCCGATAGGTCAGGTGCAGCTTTTCCATATAGAGAAATGGTTAAAGAATGGACAGGTGCATGGGTACATGTTTCTGAGTTTGAACCTAAACAACCACAGTTAGAACCACATCCTGTAGGAGCTGATCCACAAGGATTATTACACGCAAGACCTGCAAGAGTTGAGTTTCCTGTAACAGATATTTTACCTGAAAATCCTTTTCAAACATATCAAATAGGTTCACCTATTGTTAACGTTTCATTACCTGGTCATGGTTACACGACAGGTGATGTGAGAAGATTTAGAGGTTCACCGGGAACAGCAGGTACTTTCAGCACTCCAAATGGAGTCGGAGGAATAACGGGATCTACGATTGCAAAAGCTGTTGGATACACTATAACTGTAGGAAAATATATTAACGGTGCTACAAATACCACTGGAACAAACGGAACAGATTGGTTTCATTTTAGTGCTGACACAAACGCAACAAGTGTTGTAAACGGAGGAGGAGGATATCCAGTCTCAGTTGGACCGGTAACCTTAGAAGCATAATGGCAGGATATACTTACGCAACTTTAACTGATGATATCAGAAGCTACACAGAAGTAGATGCAAATGTATTTACTGCTTCTATTATAAATAGATTTATAGAAAATGCAGAAAATAGAATTAATTTAGATGTCCCTATGGATTCTGATAGAATCATGGCACAAGGACAATTTGCACAAAACTTTAATAGTATTACAGTACCAACAAAAACTTTATTTGTTAGAGGTGTACAAGCATTTAATTCAACATCCGCTACTACCGAACAAGGTTTTTGGTTAGAAAGACGTGATCAAACTTTTATTACTGAATATGTAGGAGAAGCAACAGGTCCTTCAGGAGGATCTACAGGACAAAATGTTAAAGGATTACCTAAATATTATTCTATGTTTGGTGGTGCTACTACAGGAGTAGACACAGCTACTTCTGGAGCTATATTTGTAGCTCCAACACCTGATCAAAATTATCAATATATTATCCATTATAATGCTCAACCCACTGGTTTAGAAACTAATACAGGTGGTACATATGTTAGTAATTACTTTCCACAAGGATTATTATATGCTTCTTTAATAGAAGCTTTTATGTTTTTAAAAGGTCCAACAGATATGTTGACATTATATGAAAATAGATATAAAACAGAGTTACAAAAGTTTGCAGCGATGCAAATTGGAAGAAGAAGACGAGACGATTACACGGATGGTACATTAAGAATTCCAATCGAGTCACCGCCTCAGTAATTAGGAGAAAAATATTATGGCAATAACATCAGCAGTATGTAACAGTTTTAAAACAGAAGTTTTACAAGCATTACATAATTTTACAGCGTCATCCGGAAATACATTTAAAATAGCTTTATACACAAGTAGTGCTACTTTAAATAAATCAACAACAGCTTATTCAGCAACAAATGAAATATCAAACACATCAGGTTCAGCTTATTCTGCAGGTGGTGCAACACTTACAAGTGTAACTCCAGCTTTATCAACTGATACTGCATGTTGTGATTTTGCAGATGTTAGTTTTACTTCTGCTTCATTCACAGCAAACGGATGTTTAATTTATAATGATACAAACGCTGATAGAGCAGTTTGTGCAATCGCATTTGGTGGAGACAAAACTGTATCAAGTGGAACTTTAACTGTATCAAGTGGAACTTTCACAATTCAATTTCCAACAGCAGACGCATCTAACGCAATTCTTCGTATAGCGTAGAGGTAGCGACGGATGTCCGTTACTAGAACTTTTACAGTAACGGTAGTTAGTACCGGTTCAGGAAATAAATATTTTATTGATGGTGTACAACAAGCCACAATAGATATTGCAGAAAATGGAACTTACAAGTTTGATCAATCAGACAATTCTAATAGCAGTCACCCCCTTAGATTTTCAACAACTAACGATGGAACACATGGCGGTGGTTCTGAATACACAACTGGTGTAACCACATATGGCACTCCTGGTCAAGCAGGAGCATATACTCAAATAACAGTCGCTGAAAGCGCACCTACTCTTTATTACTATTGTACTAACCATTCTGGAATGGGTGGACAAGCAAACACAGTTGATGACAATACTTGGGGAATGTGGGCATGGAGCACTAATGAATGGGGTGATCAAGGTCCTATAGATTTTACCCCAACTGGAGTATCGGCTACATCAAGTGTTGGAACTGTTACAGCTTCTCAAATTATAACGATACCTTTAACAGGAGTTAGTGTTACATCTTCAGTAGGATCTACCAATTTTGATTTAACATCTGTAATATCTCCAACGGGAGTTAGTGCTACATCTAGTATTGGTTCTGTTACAGCGGCTAACTCAGATGGTTGGGGTAGACAAGAATGGGGAAATTCTGCTTGGGGTGTAGAATATTCTGACGCTCCAACCGGTTTTGGTTTAACTTCAAGTGTAGGAACTGTTTTAGCTGAAGCATTTGTTTCTGCATCATTAACAGGTCTTAGTACTACATCTTCTTTAGGATCACCAAATACTGGTCAACTTTCAGTTGCAGCTTTAACAGGATTACAAGCAACTTCTGAATTAGGAAGTTTTGATAATGCTGGTACATTAGTTGGTTGGGGTAGAAATGGTTGGGGTGAAGAACCTTATGGAGATTCATTTAATAAATTAGAACAATTAGCTGGAGTTAGCGCAACAGGTAGTATTGGTTCTTTAGGTTTTGATTTAACTTCTGTAATATCTCCAACAGGGGTTAGCGCAACAACTAGTGTTGGTTCTTTAGGTTTTGTTATAGATTCCACTCCTGTCATAACAGGGGTTAGTGCAACCGCTAGTGTAGGAACTGTAGACCCAGATCAAGATATTGTTGGGTTATCTGGATTTGGAATGACTTCTACCGTTGGATCTATTTCACCTGCCGATGTTGAAGGATTAACAGGACTATCCGCAACATCTTCTGTAGGAGATGTAGAGGTAACAAGAACTGAAGTAGAGATTCCTACAGGACAATCTTTAACAAGTAGTATAGGATCTCTTACACTAGAAATAGGAGTTCCATTAACAGGAGTCTCATCAACAGCAAGCACAGGTTCTGTTACACCTGAAGATGTTATGGGATTAACAGGAGTACAAGCAACAGCAAGTGTTGGTGATTCTGGATTAATTCTTCAATATTACAGAACATTAACACCTAAAGTTAGCTCAGGTTATACAGTAAAAACACCTGCATAATTATAATTGACTTTATAATAAATAAATATTATAACTAACGAAAATAAGGATATAAACATGGCATCAACATATTCATCAGATCTTAAACTAGAACTAATGGCTACCGGTGAAAACGCCGGTACATGGGGAACTAAGACAAATACAAATTTAAATTTAGTACAACAATCAGTTGCTGGCTATCAATCAATAGACGTAGCATCTGGAGATGTGACTCTTGCAATGACTAATGCAACTATTTCAAATGCAAGAAATGCAACTTTAAAATTTACAGGAACATTAGCTGCAAACAGAACAGTTACTTTACCAGACAGTCTAGAAAAA